ATTTCCTATTATACCGACAGTTCTTATGTAAGGGCGTTGCTTGAATGCGATACTCATGGACAGGTAATAATGAAGGAATTGCAGGAATATAAATCCGGGAAAAATCTTGATATCCCTAATGTGATCATTCGGGATAATGTAATAACCGCTACATGTATCGTTGATAGCATGGCAGTTTACAACTTGATAAAATCAAAGTTTTCAAGCAACGTAAAAAATACTAAAGAAAATTACGTAGTTACTACCAATGAACTTACACCATTTCAGAAATTCAGATGTAACGTCTTTTGGCCAGAATCTCTGATTTTACTTTTCATTTTATTTTTATTCATAAAAAATTTAATATATGGCAACAAAAAAAGGTAAAGTACCTGCAAGAAAAAAGGTTGAACCCAAATTCAAAACTGCTACTAAAGAAGTAGAAAAAAAAGTTGATGCAAAAGTCGAAACCACTACTAAAGAAGTAGGAGAAAAGGTTGAAACCAAAAAAATTGAAAAGCTTATTGAAGAAGTACAAAAAAAAGTTGATGCAAAAGACAAAACCGTTACTAAAGAATTAGAAAAAAAGGTTGATGCCATGCACATACGCGCAAAAGAAGTATTCAAATCTCATAACGACAGTGTGAAAGAAATATACTTCACATCCGACGGTACAGCCTTTATTCAAAATCAACATGCCCGCATGCATGGCGAAAGCTTAAAAGACACAGAAGTAAAAACAGTTAAAAGAACGGAGGTATAAATGTTACCACGTGTAAGAATCATATTCGAAAACGGAGCGCTAAAGCAGTTAGCTGCTTCGGAAAATGGCGTTCTTGGTATAGTTGCCACAGGAGCTGCAGTAGTTGATATGTTTGCTTTGAATATTCCTTATAAAATTACTAAATTTTCTGATTTAGAAGATGATTTGGGAATTACAGAGTTAAACAATCCCGGTATTTATAAAGTAGTTAAAGATTTCTACGATGAAGTTAAGTCAATGCAGGACATTGATGCAACTGAAGAAAATACTACTTTATGGATCATGGGTGTTGCCGATACCATTAGCCTTGCCAACATGGCTGATATTGACAATGTTGCTTACGGAAAAGCTATGATACAAGCAGCTAAAGGAGCTTTACGCGGAATAATTTTAAAGCGTACACCGGCGCCGGGTTATACACCAACCGTTACCGATGGTCTCGATAGCGATGTATTTACAGCAATTGATAATGCACATGAATTATGCGAATGGGCTACCAATACAATGAACGCTCCGTTATTCGCCGTCATTGAAGGTAGAAGCTTTAATGATGATGCTGATGATTTGCTTGATTTAACTACTAAAAAATGCAATAGGGTTGCTGTTTTAATAGGCGATACAGAACCGGGCGCAAATGCTGCTGTTGGTTTACTTGCCGGCAGAATTGCATGTAGCGGAGTTCAGCGTAATGTAGGTCGTGTCAGAACCGGTAAATTAAATATATCAGCAGCGTATGTCGGCAGCATTGATGTATCATTGGCAGACTCTGCCGGTATTCATGACAAAGGATATATCACTTTACGTGAACATGTAGGACGTGATGGATATTTCTTTACTGACGATCTTCTTGCAACTGATTCAGATGACGATTATAACACCTTGATGAAGCGCAGGACAATTGACAAGGCTTGCCGGATTGCATATAATACCCTGCTTAATGAATTATTAGATGATATACCGGTTACTGATGCCGGAACCTTAACGCCCACTTATGCCAAATCAGTTGAAACATTAGTTGTGAATGATATTGTAAGCAATATGACAAACAATGGCGAACTGGGCAATGATCCTGCTGATCAAGATGACAAAGGAGTGAAATGCACAATAGATTATACTCAGAATGTTGTAACCACAGGCAAGTGGAATGTTGTTTTGAAAGTTAAACCCAGAGGATGTAACAAATATATTGATGTTCAACTTGGCTTCCAAGCCGTAACTGTATAGGAGATAAAAAAATGTTTGATTCAAAAGAATATGAATGGTCGGACTTAACCTTTTTGCTTGGTGGTCGCGATGTTACCGGTTTCCGCGGTATTAAATACGGTGAGAAACAAGAAAAGGAAGTTGTATATGCCAAGGGAAATAAACCAAAAACTATTCAGCGCGGTAACAAATCTTATGAAGGTGAAATAACCGTATTGCAAAGCGAATTGGAAACCCTTCGCGCAGCCGGTGGCGGTTCTATTATGGGTTTAAGGTTAGATGCCGTTGTCGGATATGGTAACCCGTCGAATGGAGATACCTTAATATTTGACAAAGTCCTCGGTATTGAATTTACTGAAGATATTAAGGAAATTAAACAAGGTGACAAATTCATGGAAGGAAAACTTCCTTTCATAGCATTAGATGTTAAAAATCAACAATAATAATAATTAACCGATGAAAAAAGAATTAACAGGGCAGGCAACGCCTGAGCAAGTTTCCGAATGGAAAAAGAAACACGGTAAAGTTTCGGCAATCATTGTTGACGGCCATATCGCTTACTTTAAAAAACCGGACAGGAAAACTTTAGGTTATGCATCATCTATAGGAACGAAGGATCCTCTCAAGTTCAATGAAGTTTTGATGAACAATTGCTTCATTGGCGGCAGCGAAGCGATTAAGACAGATGATGACTTGTTCCTGAGCGCCAGTTCCAAGTTAGCTAATTTAATTAATATCAAAGAGGCTGAACTGGTAAACTTATAAAGGCTGCCGGGGTTGTGGAACACGACCTTGTGCGCATAGCAGATGCCCAACTGCGTTACTACATGCACATTCCCGACCCTGACAGCCTTACCGATGAAGAATGGGCAATGCGGTTTCGTGAACTGGAATACATCCGAAAAAAAGAAGCTGAAGCAAATAAATAAACGAAAATTAAAATGTCGAATCTCCTTGAATACACGCTAAGTTTAAATGACAAGTTTTCTGCAACCATGCGGAAAATTGGCGTTAATTCGGATATGGCGCTTGATTCGTTTGGTAAACTTCAGCAGCAAGCTCTGAAGGTAAAAACTACATTGAACACGATGGGAACTTCAGTAAGCTCACTAAACTTAAAATTAGACTTACTACGCAATGAGCGCGATTTGATTCCTTCAAAAAACATAACATCTATTCGTACATACAACAGTGAAATTAAAAAGCTCGAAAGTCAAATACTACGGTTGCAAACAATAAGCAAAACTCCGATAAAAAATATGTTCTCGAATGCTTTCAATAGCATTCCTTTTGCCAATTTACTTACAAATCCATTAGTGGCTGCAGGTGCATTGGCAGCCGGGGCTTTTTCAGTAGGTTTTAAGAACGATATGGCAGGAGTTGCATTTGAGACATTACTTGGCAGCAAGGACGCAGGTAAAAAGATGGTTGAAGATATTAAAACCTTTGCGAATATAACTCCTTTAGAAAATATGCCACTTCAGGAAAATGCGAAAATGATGCTTTCGTTTGGAATAACAGCCGAAAAAATAATGCCTAACCTTAAGATGCTTGGAGACGTTTCCATGGGTAATGCCGAAAAAATGAGCTCGCTAACACTTGCATTTTCACAGGTAGCATCTGCCGGAAAAATGAATGGACAGGATTTACTTCAGATGATTAATGCCGGATTTAATCCATTGCAAGAAATTAGCAAGAAAACGGGTAAATCAATGGGGGAACTTCGCAAAGAAATGGAAAAAGGCAATATTCCTTTTTCGATGGTTGAAGAAGCTTTTAAATCTGTAACTGGCGAAGGCGGAAAGTTTCATGATATGTTGTTAAAAATGGGAGAATCTCCCATGGGTAAATGGTCAACATTTCTGGATTCCTTAAAAAATAATTTATTAAAAGTATATGAAATATTGCGCCCCTTAATTATTCCAACATTGAATATCCTTACAAAAATATCCGGATGGCTTGGAAGCGCATTAGAATGGGTTGTGGGTGGATTAGTGTTTCTTAAAAATAAATTACAGGAATTAAATCCTATAATGGTAGGTGTAACTATAGTAATTGGCACTATCGTTACAATGATGATGCTTCATTCGTTATTGACTGGAATAGTCACAGCAAAAACAGCGTTATGGATGGCGGCGCAAACCCTATTAAATTCGGCATTTTATATGAATCCTTTGACATGGGTTATTGCATTAATAATTGCTCTTGTAGCAGCTATTGCGTATGTTATTTATAAAACTGACGGTTGGGGAGAAACATGGTCGAACCTGATGAAGTATCTGGACTTGAGCTGGAGTATTTTCAAAAGTAATTTTGAAGTAATATGGCTTAATGTTCAGGGCACATTCCTAACCGGTGTAGAATATATCCAGAAAGCTTGGTATAAATTAAAGTCATTATGGGATGAAGATTCCGCGAATAGCGAGCTTGGAAAAATAAATGATGAACAAAATAAACGCGCTGAAGAAATTGCAAAAGCAAAAGGCAAGTTGGATGCGTTTAAAAAAGAACGCGAGAAAATTGAAGTATGGCAAGTCAAGTGGAACGATAAGAAATTAAGCGATATTACCGGTGGACTAAAAGAGAAGTTAGGAATTTCCCCTCCAACAATTCCGGGAACAACTCCAGGAACAATTCCTCCAAAATCTGACACCGGTGATTTAAAAGGCGCAAGTGAAAATATTGCCTCCGGAGGAACCCGTAATACATCTATTACTATTTCTTTTAAAAATTTAGTGGAAAGCATACACTATAACGGTGGGGTTGGTGAAAACGAATCCGACATGGAAAAACAATTAACTGAAGGATTTTTAAGAGTGCTAAATATAGCTTATGCCACAGCCTAATGAATAAAACGCCAGTCATAGCAACCGGATATAAACTACCTCCTTTTTGGGATATAAAAAAGGGAGTGGTAATCGTTCAATTGAATGAAGGTGGTAAAATAAAAACTTCATCGCAAAATGAAATACCTTCTCAATTTCCTTTAACTTTCAAATGCGAAGGATTGGCTCCTTTCACATTCCCTATAGAACCAATAATATCATTGTCATTTAAAAATGTAATCACCCGCAGGAACGTGGCGAAAGGTAAAAATAGAGGAACTGTAAAGGAAAGGTGGAGCGAAGATGATGTTGATATAACTATCAGCGGGATCTTTATAAATATGGATGATGAAAACGCCTTACCTCCGGAGGTTGAAAAATTAAGGCAGTATTGCAAACAACATAATTCAATTGATGTTACATGTGAATTGCTCAACACCCGGGATATAACAAAAATTGCAATTGAAAGCCTGAATCTTCCTCCTACGAAAGGACAGAACAATCAGGCTTATGAAATAAAAGCATACAGTGACGATATATTTGAATTGTTATTAGATACAACGCCAACAACATAAAAATAAAATGTTTGATATTAACTGGAATATTACAATAGGCAAGTACAAGCTCTTAATGCTCGACAGCGCGACTATTACGCATTCTGTTGAACAATTGAGCGATACTGCTGAAATAGTATTGCCGGGATCGAATTATAATAAACCAATTCGTGATGGCGCTCTTGATATTAAAGATATAATGAAAAGAGGAGATGCTGTTTTGATCCAAACCGGATATGACAATGCGCTTGTTGATGAGTTTACCGGCTTTCTTGAATCCATTGCAACTGATGACGGAAGCATTAAAATTAAATGTGAAGACGGTTTGTTTAATTTTCGAAAAGCCGTTGCGGATAAGGAGTTCACATCACCGGCTTTAAAAGACATTTTAAACTATATTCTGCAACCGGGTTACACTCTTAATTGTAATTATAGTTTTAATTATGACAAATATACCATTCGTAATTGCACAGCTTACGAGGTGTTGAAAAAAATTCAGGAAGAAACCAAAGCCAATATTTATTTAAAGGATAAAGTACTTCACGTACATCCCCAATACGAGGATATATTCGGTACGGTAAAATACAGCTTTCAGGACAATATTGAAAAAAGCGAATTAGAATATAAAAACGCTGAAGACAGACCGGTACTTGTTACTGTTGAAGGTAAAGGAAAAGATGGTAAAGTGATTCGCGAAACTGCAGGCGTTACCGGAGGAGATACCGTAACACTAAAGATTGACGGCGTGAGTAATCTCACTACTCTTAAAACCTTAGCAGTAGAGCAATTGAAGGTAAAGAGCTATACCGGATATTCAGGAAGATTCAAGGGATGGCTTTTGCCTTTTTGTGATGCCGGGTATAAAGTGATATTGAGTGATTCTGATTACGAATATAAATCAGGGACTTATTATGTTACTGAAGTTGTAACTAAAGTAAGCAAGTCAGGTGGCGAACGCACGGTAAAGTTAGGGAGGAAAATATGAGCAAAGCTTCTGAAATAAAAGAACTGATAAAAAAAATTGCACAGAAGGACAACATCTTTGTTTTTACTGCGGAAATAATAAAAGTTGATGTAATAGATTGCAGTATTAAATATGGAGGCTTAACACTTACGAATGTCAAAAACTTTTGCATTGATGAAAAAGGAAGCTTACAAATAATTCCTAAAATGGGAAGCATGGTTACAGTTGTTGATTTTGGAGGCTTTAGGGATATGGAGATTATAAAAGTGCAGGAAATTGACAAAATAATCTTTAACGATGGAAATAATGGAGGGATTGTAAATATAATTGATTTAACAAGTAAGCTGAATAATTTGGTAACAGAAATAAAAGCGTTAAAAACTTCATTAGATACACACATTCATGCTGGCGTTACTGTAGGGGCTGGCGTTACAGGTACATCAGTTATAAGCGGAAGTTTTAGCAATTTTAATAAATCTGATTTTGAAGATACAAATATAACTCACTAATGGCTCAGGTAAACGACATAGATTATTTGACAGACGACAATGGTGATCTCATTATTGAGAATGGTGATTTTAAAAAGGGAGATGCAACCTTACAACATATTCGCGATATTCTCATTGCCGCTCCCGGGCATTACAGGCAATTTCCTTTTATTGGTGCGGATATAGGACAAATGATCAATGGAGAATTAGATGTTGAAATGAAGAGGCAAATAAGAATACATCTAACATTCGATGGTTATATTGTAAATCAAATTAAAGAAGTAAACGGAAAATTGAATGTAGATGCTAACCGCTAATAATAATATTGTAATCGCTTTACCAAATCAAAACATTTGGGATATTGTTTTGCAGGAATACGGTACTATTGAGGCGGCATTTGAATTTATGGCTCTTAATAATATTGACGGGCTTGATGCAAAATTAACAGTTGGGAAAAAATATAAAGTGTCAGCGACAAGTATCACTCAGCAGGCTACAATAAAAAATTATTATGCAAAAAATAAAATAAAAGTAACCACGGGATATCAACCTGTAACTGCTGGCATATTATTGGAAAACGGGCAAAATATTTTGTTAGAAAACGGACAGGGATTAAAACTTGAAATAACAGACCCGATACTTACAGAAGATAATAAAAAAATATTATTGGAAAATGGAGAAGAACTTAAACTTGAAAATTAATAAAATCAAAAACCTATGAAAAAACTTTATTTAATTCTAATGGTAACAAGCGTTATAAGCGCTTATTCGCAAGGAGTAAAAATTTCTGCTATGCCAGATGGCGCTCCTGCGTTAAGTACAGATGCATTTCCAATTCAACGAGGTAGCGGAAATGCTAAATTAACCATTCATGATGTTAAAAATTATATCGGTACTATTATAGGTTCTACGGGTGCAACTGGTTTACAGGGAACCACCGGAGCAACTGGAGTAATTGGACAAACAGGGCATATAGGTGCGACAGGACAGACAGGTTTAATTGGTGCGACAGGTGAAACCGGCACTCAAGGCTTAACAGGAGCAACAGGTGAAACCGGTTCTCAAGGTTTGACAGGAGCCACAGGAGAAACAGGTTCTCAAGGCTTAACAGGAGCAACAGGAGAAATAGGTCAAACCGGAGCAACAGGACAAACAGGCTTAACAGGAGCTACTGGTGAAACTGGCTCTCAAGGTTTGACAGGAGCAACCGGCGAAACCGGCTCTCAAGGCGTTCAGGGATTGACAGGAGCAACTGGTCAGACAGGGGCTAATGGTGCAGACGGACAAG